AATATAATAATTAATTTTATTATTTTCCAATTCTTTCATGACACAATTTATAATCATCTCAGCATACTCAGGGCCAAGAGCTTGTAACATCTGAGGGTTGTCTTTATAGTTAATGCCATAAAAAAATTCAACTAGCCTTAATACTTCATTCTCATCTAGGTATTCAATCAAATCACTTCTAAATTGCGTTATCTGTTTAACTCCTGGTATAAAAGATAGAGCCACAGTCCTTGTTTTTGATAAAAAAACACTAGTTTTTTTCTCTTTTTCCTTTTTAAAATATTCAATTAGCTTTTCTTTATTTTGCTCATTCTCTATTGACATATTAACATCTCATTGTATTAAATTTATCAGATAAAAATCTGACTAGTTTTCTTTTTTATTTTACCAAAGAGCCCCATTTGATATTCCTACTTCATCTGCTCCTCAACCTGATTCAATAATGGTGACAAATAAAACAAGTTTTGGAAAGGTAATAGTTTGCGTACAGATCGCACTTCTCTATCATCAAACTCACCGTTTAATACACCTGATGTGATGTTTTTAATATCACCACCAAGGTCAAATGTAGGGCCTAATAATGCACCAATCCCATTACGACTTTGATAACGTGATGCTGGTGGACCACCAAACATGGCACTCATACCATAAGTACCACCGCTAAGGTTTTCCAATACGTTGTTAGGCTCACCTAACCAGCCCATCATTCCTGACCAGTCTAAACCCTCTTTTACTAAGTTAGCTGGTTCGGTATTAATATCTCGTCCTGCCATTTTAGCCTTGAGGACATAGACTAGGGATCCAAGTGCTACCTGAAGTAATGCCCCATAGTAAAATGATGCATCACCTGATTGTATTCCTGATACTAAAGCTCTATTGTGAGTAGCAAAGAAGAAGGTTTTAAATTGCATCACCATCTTACCTAGTTCGCTACTCATCATTAATGGTGTATCACCAATGCCTGGTGTTATAACCGTAGTTCTTACATCTTTTAATACTGCCGCTTGGAAAGTTTCACGCACAACACGATCATCCCATAAATGGCTATGTCCTGTTAACATGCCGTCTAAGTCTTCACCGTGTCGCCTAAACTGATCTGCTATACGCTTTAGCATTGATTCATCGATACCAATATGAGCGAGTTTCTTTATTTCTCTTTTACTTAACGAACCACCAGCATCTAAAGTGTTTGCTGCTTTCAGTACCTTAGATTGAGTAATAAGCCCAGACCACATTTTCATAGTATCGGTGTATTGATTCATCAACGTAAGGTTGCCAAATTTCTGTGATGACCACTGTAAACCACGCTCTAAATAGCTACGTCTGCTATAGGGATCGCTAAGGTCAGCAATCACTTTAGAACGACTGGATAATGCATATTCAAGGCCAATACCCATTTCACGCAAATCGGCCTTAGCAATGCGCATAGCACTGATATCAGTTAGCATCTTACCCAATGGTTTTAACGCACTACGTAAACCGTGTTGCATAATCGGACGAGCCATATCAGGTAACGATGATATTGTCATACCCCCCAATAAACGTAAAAAGTTAACGTGACGAGCCACACGGCCAGCTCGCACAAATAGACTTGCTGGATCTTTAGGTGCTCCATAAGTACCTAATAAACGGTCACGCATCGCGCGAATATCACGTAAATCCGCCTCTCTTCGTGCCTCTAATCGACTACGTTCTTTAGGTGTGGTTGCATCAGCAATAAGTTGGTTGTATTCCTCTGTAATCGCTTTGATTTGATTATCCATATCAACACGGCCAAATTTAGCCGTAAGTTCAATTTCAGGCGCAACTTGGCGAATATAGTTTTCCATCACATAGTTAACATCTGATTCGAGATAGTCTTTAATTCGTTCATCAGGAATGTTAAGCGTTCTATCTTTTGTAAAACCAGCACGTTTAACTAACCCATCAGGGATCAGTTCACTGGGTACAATGCCAGACGGAGCACCAATAATTTTATTAACGATATCATCTGCAGCCGCATCTAACTCTTCACGCTCTAAAGGTGTCATGCGATTTAATGCGGGCTGTCTAATTCTGTCATGGCGAGTTAATGAATTTGCTGTTCGTGTTAAACGACGATGTTCATTTCTAAACTTGCGAGGGTTATCAAGAATATCAACGCTACGTTGTAATGCAGGTAATTTATTCTCAGCATCATTAATACGCTGTAATTTTCTTTGTAATGTTGCTTGTCTTCTTGTTTGCGTTTTATTTAGCTTAGCAAGGTTAGATAGTGAATTTAACTCAACTTCTACCGCATTCTTTTCATTAATGATTTTTTGATATTTATTAATATCATCCATCAACAAAGATTTTTTACCTGACCAATTCTCAGCTTCTTTAATTTCAAGCCCTAAACGTTCGGCTTGTGGTGAAGCGTTACGTGCTTTATCAATACCGATTTCAGCACGATCAAGGCTACCTTTGGCTTTATTTATCGAGTTTTGATTAATCTCTTCTAACCAGTCAGCAATGATTTTCTTAAACTCAGTACGATCATTTAATATTTTGTCGAATTTATAAATACGAGGGAAGTAGCTTTGTGCAGTTGTCACCTTTACACCTTCACGTAAGATCCCCAATTCAACCATTCTATCTTTGGTTGCTTCGACAATAGGTCTAATAGAACGTGCCGCCTCTGCAATTTGTGGTATCGCATGAGTATCACCATTGCGCATAGCATCACCAACAGCTTCACTAAATTGGTAATAGCTCATATCACGGCCACCAGATTGACGATATTGTTTAAAGTGGTCTTTCGTTGATTCTACTTGCTTATAAACAAGTGTTTCATAACCTCTCACTTTTGTTTCAACAGCGGTAAATGTCGCAATACCTTCTTCATTTTTAGCAAAGGTAAAGTTATTTTCTGTGAGTTGTTGGTTAATTTGACGCGCTGTTTTAGAGGGAGATTGAGCAACACGGCCAACAGGGCTAACCATCATTGTTCTATTAACAAAAGAGGGTCCTTTTAGTGTCTCTTGTTCAAGTGTGGTATTAGCAACTTCCGCAGCACCAATGCTTCGATCACCAGATTGATTGGCTGGTGGATTATTACTTGGCTGAGGTTCAATAATGTCATTTCTAACTTTATTAATTAACTCACCTCGATTTCTAACTAATTGCGCCGCTGAACCTAAGGTTCCACCGATCATGGCATCCAGCGTAACGTTAATCGCACTCTCAGTTAATGTTCGTGTTTCTTGGGTACTATGTAATGCCATTTCAGAAGCTACGCCACCAGCAGTATTTGCCAATGCAAACTTACCTGCGGTTGCACCAACACTACCGCCTTTTACTATTGCCCCACCCGGTATCATCATTGCAGCAACATTAATTGGATCAATAACCCCCATTGCTATACTACTCACAATACCGGCACCGCCTGAATCCATTAATTGCTGTCTGTCGTTTTTCTCACGATCAATGCGTTGTTTTATTGCTGAGGTTTCTTGAGGAGAGTTTGAATGAATAAAAGCATCAGCATAGTCTTCATAGCCTGAAAGCGTTAATTCATCTTCAAATGGGTTATAGCCATCTACATCTTCAAATTGATTAAAAGGTGCAGTAGCAATCAAGCTACCCACTGAGTTATCGATACGAAACGCTGCATCACGTAATTCTTTAGTTTGCCGTCTATCATCAAGCGGATTAATAGGGTCATACCAAGACGGTGAAACATTATCACCGTAAGTAGGTTCAGGTTGCTGAACAGCATTAATATCCGCAGATAAAATATCATCAGGTTGTTGTTCGTAAATAGGCATCAGTTTTTATCCCAAGAAAAATAATTATTGAATTTATTTACTCGCTCATTGTGAGCTTCTTTATATTGCTCACGGATACTTTGACGACGTTCATCAAATTCTGAGCGCGATTTATCCAATGCTTCTTCTCGTTCCCTTTTATCCTGTGCTTCCTTAACGCTTTGTTGGCGTTTTTCCATTACCTCTTTATACATTGGTGATGATGACTGTTCTGGTTTAAAGCGAATAGGTAAGCCGTTATCTCCCGTGTATGGACGATAAATAGGGATATCATCACTACCGGTTTGTTTTATCATTATGCCGTAGCTGTAATCTCTTGGTGTCACTGCATCAGAGACAATAACGATTTCAGTGCCAGAAGAAGCGCCACCAAATGACTTAGACATTAATTGCTTTTTCTCTTCTTCCCATTGGCCGGCAATCCAGTTTCCGGCACCTGATTCATTAATACCGTATACAGCTTCTGGTGCATAACGCATAACTTCTTCACTGCCATTAATATTTGATACCGCCCACGTTCTTTTAATTTGAGCGTTAGTCATTTTCTTGGCGAGTTCTGCATCACCGCCTGTTTCAGCAAAGTTAGCGTCATACAGTGTTTGATAGTCACGTAAGTAAGCGCCATTTTGAGTACCAGGCTTACTAACGCTTGGTGAAGAAAATGGTTTATACCAAGGGTAAAAATCATTGATATTAGATTGCGCTGCTTTATCTCTATCCTTGATATATCCTTTATCCCTGATTTGAGAGGCGATCATTTGCTTAGTGCGTTCATCTTGTTCAAATGTCGTCTTAAATGCAGTTTCTACCGCTTTATCATCAGGCATACCCGCACGACTTAAACTATATACTTTTGAGTAATACGCCATTGTGCTTGATGGAATATCCGTAGCTGATGCCGGATTGTTATCAAATATCTGCCCATACATTTTCGCGATAGGAAGAACAACTTCAGGATCTTTAGATGTTGCCCCCATATTCAATACAGACTTAACTTGTGATGGGATAATCCCTGTTCTTGCAGTAAGTTCAGCAACGGCATTTAAGCTGTTATCATCACGTAAATTAAAGCTCTGCTGAATATGTTGTTCAAAGTAATCATCTGCTGCCTGCTGATTATTCTTATCATTGGGATCAAGCGGAAAGTTATTTTGAATGGAAAGCTGTAATCGGTTAGCTGCAAACTGTTTATCTTGTTCCTTGATATTACCTTCAACGAACTTACCAAATTTCTCCCAACGTTGAATTTTGCTTTCGTAGTTTGCTTCACCCGTTTGTGGTCTGATTTGAGATAACAAAGCTTGCTGTGCTTGTGGAGACATCTCTTTAGCTGCTGACATAAAACCAGCATAACGTTTAGCTTCTTGCATATCAGCAGACATAGCCGAACCTTTGTCATAGCCAAACGCAGAGATTAATTCATCATGAGTAGGCGCATTAGGTGCATCAAGTCCTCTTTCCCATGCTGCGTAAGAGTCAGCGACACGAGTACCGAATTGTTGCTGTAACTCACTTTGCTTTTGCTTACGTAGCTGTTCTGCTTGTCGTAAATATTTTGCTTGGTCAGCTTCATCTAAGGCATCGAAAGCGGCAGATCCAGTTAATAGTTTGGGTGCTTCAGATGTCGCTTGTAATTCAACAAAACCAAGTGCTGACTGTATGCCTGTTGCTATCTGCTCATCAGTGTAATTAACACGGTTACGCCCATTCTCTTTATACATTATCGCTGTCAATAAATGTGTTAAGGTATCTAAATTCGTTAAATCTAATGGCTGATTAGGTGCAACACCGAGGTAATCAGATACATACTCAATGTATGCTTGAGTATCATTATTATCTTCTGGTGGCGCCCAACGATTAATGATCTGCTCTGGTGTAACAAACCCTTGTCGAGCATAAGAAAGTAGATTTTTACCTAATGCTCTAATGCCGTGCTCAGGTGTGGCAAACTTAGCAAATGCACCATCATCACCGGTTTGCCCTACCCATTTATTGCTAGATAGTCGAATATTACCAGGGTTGTTGTTTCTAACACCTCTTGTATCACCGTTACTAGGTGTATACATATTCTCTTGCTGTTTATGCAGATTATCAGCGTAAGCAGTTGCATCTTCAGGGTTATCAAAAATTCCTAAGTGCTTACCTGTTTGCTCGTATAACGCAATGGCTTCATCATCAGATAACAGCTTACCATCGTCACTTACGGTAGGTATTAGCACTTCGCCATCATCAGTGCCAATAGAAATTGTTCTTACTGTACTAATTGAGCCGTCTTCATTTTTAACTGTTGGCCTATTGAGTAAATTAATATTACCCTGCTGGTTCATGCCTTTAACTTTACCAACAGTACCACCATAGAACGCATTATTTCTGGTAGCACCACCAAGGCTTGAAGGTTCTCCATTTCGTTCTAAGAACCCCATATAATCAGCACCAAGATTATTTTCGACTGCACGTCTTGCTGTCGCTACTTTGAATTCTTGTTTCTTGACGAGGATCTGCTCTTCACCCCAACCATGCGATAATCCAAACTCTTCTATTTGCTGAAACACTTGTTTATGTGCGGAGATATAAGCCTGATTATCACCGTACATTGATGCGGCAGACTCTGCATTTAATGTTAACGTTGATTGAAACTGATCTTGTTCATAAGCTTTGATTTGCCCCATCTCATGACGATTCGCTTGTGATGCAAACTGAACACCCATTTCTTGCGCTTGTTGCATAAAGCTTTGTCGAACAATATCGTCAGGCAGTGTTGATGATATTTCACCGGCATAATCACGAAATGACTGTTCGTACTCAGATGCTTTACCAATCGCATTCTTACCTTGCTGTGAAAGTAATCCGTTTTGTGGATCGGTCATCAGTTCGTTGGCTTTCTGTCGTAGCTGTAATGCGGCATCTTGCGCCAGTGCAACATTGGCTCTTTGTTTTGCTTCTGCAAATAAACCGACATATTGCTCACCAACACGACCAAAGCCAGCACCAAAAGCATCAGGTGATGATTGAACAGAAAACCCATTATTCGGTAACTGCTCAGGCATAACCGTTCTATTATCGTATGTAGGAACCTTTGGCATAATTAAAATCCTTTTGGTGCTTTAGCGAATGTCTTGCCGGCTTTCGCAGCACCTGAGCCACCACCGAACGGACTCCATGTACCACCAGCCAACTGATACGCGCCATAAGCTTGAATGGGTGCTGTTAATAACGTTGTCATTGCACCCATGTTGCCTGAGCGTCTTGCCATTTTTGCATTAAGGCGATCATTCTCAGCTTGCATACGATAGCCATACGCTTCACGAGAAGCGTTATTTACCATAGTTAACGCATCAAGCTCACCCATTGCGGCTGTATCCCCCAAAATATCTAAAGCACCCGCAGTACTCAAATCAATGCCACTGGCTGACATTGTTGCCGCCTGTGTGCCGGCTAATTGGCGAGTACGTCTACGCTGTTCTTGTGCCTGAGCATTTCCTTTATTAATTGCATCAAGTGCAGCATCTTCATTAATTTTGGCGTTTTGATTGGCCACTGATGCTTGAAATTTACCATCGGTATATTGTCCGTATGCTTGCAATGCAGAAGTACCAATCACTGCAGCTGCTAATGTTGTTGGTTCACACATTATTTAGCCCTCAATGTAAAACGATGGAAAGGTAACTGAAGTAAACCTGCTGGCTTTGCTTCTTCAATCTGAAACCCCAACCAATGGAGCCAAGCCTTAGCAATATGATTACGTTCATCGACATAATTCATCAGTGTTGGGTATTGCCTTAACATCTGTTTTAAGATGGGTTTACAGCGCCGTAGAAAGGTTTTCTGATGTTGCTCTAATAAGTTAGAACCCACCAACCAAGGAACACCTAAACCAGTCAGTAATGAGCCAGAAGCAACACCAAAAATAGTCACCACCTCATCATTAATAATGCCGGCATAGGCTTTAGTAGAAACAGATAAGCCATGTCGTAATACCTGTTCAGGTGTTTGCATTGACATAGCGTAGAACTCATCAACATCAGCTTGTCTTACATGTGGTAATAAACGAAAAATATGTTCATGAGTAGCAGGAATAATTTGTACATGATGTTTTTTCATATTAGAAACCACCAGCATCAATACGCGGAATAACAGAGAGCACTGCTAACGGTAAAGGATCAACCTGTCTAATAAAGACACGTCCGTTTTTGCTCCAATCTGCATCTAAATTAATTTCAACAATGCCTGTGGCATCATCAACAGGATTGTCGTAAAACTCGAATTGACGTTGAGGATACTCATATAGCCGTTCTTTTTCAGTACCGGCCCAAATACCCCGACTACTATTTACAATTAAGCTGGCAACCTTAATAAGCTTCTTCTTATCAAGTAATGTTTCTTGCCCATTGATATGGATATCAAGCGTTTCTAATTCACTGGTAATAGGTAATCCGATATGCACTACGGCTGATGGCGTATCAATTTCCACTACGCCATTGGTGACAATGGCCTGCGGTGAAACATTAGCATCGGAAAGAATATTAACTGTCTTACCTTCAAGATGATTTAAGCCAGCAAAGCGATAGCGGGCAATGCTCCATTCAGTAGTGGGTGTATTTTGTAATGCTGGTGGAATATTGCGATTAGCAGAAATAACAACTTGATTTGCAGATATATATTGAACAATCTTACAGCGAAGCTCTTTATGTTCATTATCTTCAAAATAAGGAATATTGACGGCACTACCAATATCAGAAGCACTAAAGACCGGATTGCCTGAAATCACTAATTGATAGTTTTCTTGATAGTTCCACTCACCCGATCCACCCGTGATGGTTGCTGTTTTTGATATATCAGTATTTCTACCGTCATAACTTAAGCCTGAATCCACAAAGAAAGCATCTTCTGTACGAGTAAATAAACGGCTAGCTAAGCGCTCTACATACCGAACCTGTTTACCGTTTACTGTACGCTGAACAATAAAATAGGCTGAATCTTCATTGCCTTCACTGATGGAACATGTGGACTCAAATTTCCCTTCTGTCGATTGTGGTGCCCATGCAAATACTTGTTGTTCTCTTAAATAGGTTAAAGCCAGCATTAACCCATCGTCACGTATGCACCATGCAATAGAATATGGAACCGTAGTAAATGACCAATCAACAATACGATGACGTTGAAATAGGTGATTTGCCAACATAGTTAAGTCAGTGCCTTGGTACCCATCCACATCAAAGGAGTACGATAAATCACGCACAGCACTACCTTTCTCTTGTATATAAAGCGCAATGTTCGCAACAGAGATTGGCGGTAAATCACTTGAACCGTTAGCACCTTGTGATGACATTGAAAAACTGGAAGGTGTAAGCACTTTGTTCTGATCGCCTGTGATTTGATATTCACCACCAGAGGTCAATGCCACCAGCGAACCGACATCAATCAAATGGCGAATTTCATTAACTTGACGGCCTGCATACGTGTAGATAATGCGATCATCATCTTGGATAGGGTTGTTGCGTCCAAAGTCTTTATAGTCACCGCTACGACTGGCCCATATCGTTTGTGGATAAGCACGAGAGCCGGCAAAGAATAAACGTTGTTGGTAATAAACAACAGTGCTTGGATAACCATCGATATCATTCCACACTGCACGCGCCCATTTATGGCTGGCGTTGTCTTCACCAACAGCATTGGATGGAATATAAGAGATCACCTTTCCTGTGGCTGTTTTGCCATCTTCACTAACAGTTTCAATTTTTACGATACCAAAACCACTATGCAAATATTCCCACTGGATCCCTGTATCACCACCCCAACCATCCCAGCTCATTCCTTCAGTATGAGACGGTCTTAGTGTTCCTGTTTTACCGCCACTATTGGCACGATAGTAGTTACTGTCAGCACGGCGTTGATCATTAAGGTTGGTTGTTTTATCTGTCTCCCAGACAGGAACCGCATCAATATCACGTTGCTCTAAATAGAACTGCTTACCTATTTGCTCGGTACCAAAAATATCATGCGTAGACGTTAACGTAATTTGCCCCGTGCTTGCACTGGCATAAACTTTCATTGCCTTATCGGTATTGATATCTTCAAAGGGGCCGTTCTTGGTTTCAACGGAGACTAACTTCCAATCATCATGATCGTAACGCTGTAACTCCATTGGTGGATAATCAGTATGAACAATCGTCATAACATCGGCTGATTGCGTATACTTCAAATCAAACAAATCAGCTTCTTTATAAGGTGTCGCTAATTCAAACACTTCGCCTTTATGTTCACCATCAGCATAGAGAACCTGCCCACCATCTTTAAACACACGAATATAACGATCACCAAACTCTAACGCATAGGTTTGTACGGTGCTGAATTGGAAAGGAATAAGGCGAGACTTCTTATTTTGATACTTTGTTTCAGCAATAAATCGTGTGCCTGGTCTATTCTCAACGCCACCATATTGACGAACAATAAAGTTATGGCACTTGCGCAGTGCAGTTGAATACTTCGCAAGATCAACACGACCATATAGGCTTGGTGCAATTTCACCGCCTGAAAAACTAGGTTGAATAAGACTAAATGGCATTATGACAACCTCGCTTGTGTGAATTCATCCATATAATCAGTTGGCTCTGCTGACTCACTTAATGAATGTGCTGCCGCACTTTTAATAACACCATGGTAAATTTGTAATGCCTCACCACCAATACCCGCATTTGATGCCAATGGACGAGCCAATTCAGCCGCTAAACGCCATGCAAGCGCATCTTTAAATAACGCATCAAACATATTGACGTCAGTAATACGTGCAACATACTCAAGCCATGCACTAGGATGATCAGTAAAAATTAATCGACCAGTACCATTTTCATCTGAACCAACATGAAAATGGATTGCTGTATCTGGCCTGCGGTACTTTTGATGAGGTTCGACAATACCAATGGCTTTTAGACAATCATTAGGATAGCGATAGGCATACGCCCAATTAGGCGGGGGATTATTTGTATTGGCTAATGCCACCTTTTTAGTTGCAAAGTTCCAAGGAAAATCGGCCAGCACACTATCACGGCATTGCGCATAATGAAGGTTGCATTGAACGGCTTCTTTGCTGGCTTCAGTCATACTATTAATTGAACGACTATTACCAATGCGACTTAATGCAATATTGCAAATTTCAATTTCTGAGGCCATTACTCACCTCCATCAAAAAGAACATCTGCCGTTGATTTTGTGTCGCCTACACCTAGAGCCAGATCGGTTATTTGTAACTCTACATATACTGACTTTTTACCTTCACGTTCATTAATAGATTTAGACAGTATTTTGGCAACAGCAGACAGCTCAATACTTTCACCAACATCAGGAATGGAAACATCTAGCTTTTCTATTGTGTCGTTTTCAAGTGAAATACGTAGCCCGTATGGATATTCTTCACGAGTTTCTTTTTCACCTTTGGTATTTTCATAAGTTTCTGTGCTGGTTTTTAGATTGGTTAGTTTCATTGGATATATCTCGGCTCAAGTAGAAAATAAAAAAGGGGCTTCCGCCCCCTTTATCATCGGGGGTTAAACCCCAAGTTCTTTCCGCTTTTCATCTATTGCGGTGCGCATTTTATCTGCGCCCATATTGTGATGAGGTGCTTTACCAAATAGCTGGGTATATTGCTCACGAAGCACATCAAGGCTTGAATCAATTGCCACACCTGAACCGCTAACAGCAATATTACTTATGCCTTCACCAGTATTATCACCAGCCCCATCAGCCACACTATGAGTATTAAGTCGAGCATCAGCGCCACCAATTAACGCTAAGTTATCGCCAGCTATACCGCCGTACTCAACCTCTTCACCGATTTCAAGTAGACGCCCAGCGATAAATGATTTTTTTAAGACCTTATATCGTGACATGTCACACCTTATTGAGTTACAGCATCGTAAATAGGATGAGCATCAACAGTTAGGTTAATGCCCGCAGTGAACTTACCCGCCGTTAATGGACCTTCTGCAACAACATATTGCAGGCGCAGGTACTTCAAAACGCCTTGAGGTACTTTCGCCACAATACGTTTACCTGCATTTAAATCAGCAATTGGTATTGCCACAGATTCAAAGATAGATTTAGCATCAGAGAATTTATCGTCTGTCGCGGTTTCTAACTTAATTTGAACCGTCGCTTCACCTGCTGCTTTAGCCTGTTCAGTCACTTGTGCAAACAGCTCTAATGGCTCACCAATACCGATATCACGAAATGCGCCATGCACTGGCGTTAAGTCGATAATTTGCTTACTTACAGCAGATGCAGTAACCGCCTGATCCAGTGAAAAAAGCGTTTCTTTATCTAAAATCATTTTGACTATCTCCAAATAAATGAAAGTTAGCGGAGCCGTTAAACGACACCGCAATAACTTATTTCACCTGATCTTCAGTCGTTAAGATGGCATCAACACGGCGAACAGGAATTTCATCGAATGAAACAACTTTCTTACCTGCAACTTCTGCCATAGAAATATTGACGTTTTTGCTGTTTTTAATTTGACGACGCATCCAGCTACGGATTTGCTGGTTACAATAAAAAACAGGACGCCCCATAGAGAGGTTAGGGATCTTCTCAATTGCTTGAATAAACAAGTCTGGCAAATCGAGTGTGTCCGCTTTTTCTGGATCTTTACCAATTTTGGATAAATCAATATTGGCGATACGGACAACATAACGCCAGTCACGAACTGAGATACCATTTTTCCATTGGAAATGAGTACGAAAGCCTTGGTATTTACCTTTGTTCTCATCTTCTAAAGTAACTTCACCTAAATGGTTTTGCTCTAAACCTGCTTTAGAACCTTTAGGGAAAATACCGTGGACAGTGTTTTCACCCCATACCACTAACCACACAGAAGTTAAGTTACTTCCAGTACCACCAGCATCAATGATGTTGACTGCATTCTTTGCGTTCATGTCGTTAAAGCGTGCAGCTAAACCCGTAAAGCGCTGAGGATGAACCGTAGCATCACCATAAATAACTGTTTCAGCCATTTGCTGGTTCATTGACTCTAAGAATGCAATTGATTCAGACAATAGAAATTCATTCTTTTGCCCATTCAAATTAGCAAGGTCTTTATCAACTTCAGAATAGGTTTCAAGCATACCAATCGCATCAGTAACCTGTGCTGTGGTTGATTTGCTTGGCGGTACACCATAATTAAGCAAACGCCATGTTGCTGACGGCAGACCTGTACGAACGGTTGTACGGTGACCCGTTGGTAAGTTACCTTCAACGAAAACCATATCATCAAGGATTTCATTAGACTGATTCAGCAGTTCGACGATCTTCGCTTGCTTGCTGTCAGGGCCTTGTCGTTTAGCCCAATCAACGAGAGTTAAAGCAGGCATGTTATTTCCTCTTTGTTATCCAAATAAAACATCAGCAGCACTTTTACTGCCGTTACTGTTGCCAGTGACAAGACCGTCCTCTGACATTGCTTTACCTATCTTGGCAAAAGCCCGAATAATCTCTGGGTGATTACCTAACCCTGTTTCTGTTAAATACAATTTCAAATCATCAGAACCATAGGTATCTAATGCCTTTTGTGCTGCACCAATAGACTCATTTGATCCTAATTCTTCATCTGCTTTAACAGTTTCAGCCCATTGCTCAGTCTGCTTTTGCCAACCATCATTGATTTGTTTCTGAATAGCAGGCATGATTTTAGAGCCATAAACATCAACAAGTTTTTGCGCTTGTTCGTTGTTTAAATTCAGCTCACGAGCAATCGGCTCAAAGGCTTCTAATGCACCTTTATCAAGCTCTTGCCCTTCTTCTGGTGCTTTAAATTCATACTTTTCAGGCGCACCTACATCTGATTTATTGGCATCATTTTTCTTATCAGCCGGCTTGCCCTGCTCTCCACCATTCTCTTTTTCAGTGCTTTTAGTAGGATCATCACTATTTGCTGGTGGCTCATTTTTATCTGTTGCTGATGTTTCTTGAGTAGGTTCCGTTGCTGTACCGCCACCGCCTTCACCTCCCTCTCTGTGTTGCTCGTTATACAAGCGACGCATGATTAATTTCTGCCATAAGTTCATGACTGCTTCTCCCATTCTTTAAATCTTGGTTAAATGCTTGGTGTAGCTGCTTCATTTGCCATTTGCGCATAAAGCTCAGGGCAAACTTGGTGTAATTGATTGAAAACTTTTAACCCATAGTTACGCTCGCCCTCTCTAAATGCCATTGCATAGGGATCATTAGAAAAAGAGCTACGAAATACGCCAGAGTCAGAAATCAAACGCCAAATAACAGCACGCCCAGCTTCTGTGGACATAACCTCTTTTAGCTGTTGTTCTTCTTTCTCTTGCCTATTTTTTTGTTGAATATCGTATTCAGTACGAGCAACTCTCTCGTATTCATACGCATCGAATGGATGTGTCATTGAGCACCTCCACCAGCCATAGCGGACAAGGCACTATCATTATCAAGATTGGTATCACTGAGCGTTTTAGCACCATCAATAGCAGATTGAGCCATTTGCATCTGTGCCATTTGTTGTTGCTGTGCTTGTCGTTGTTGACGTATGGCTTGTACTTGCTCATTGGTTGCAACGATAGTTGGAGAAACACCAATAGCAGACGCATAATTATCAATAGCATCATCAGCGTTAAGCTTATCTAATGCTTCTGGTTTAACTCTTGCCAGATTGCCAACAAAGCCAGCAAAGCGTTCGATACTGCCAACACCAATCGCTTTCTGTGCCTGAGCCATAACAGAAATGTACTCAACCTTTAGATCCATTCCCTGCATTTCATCAGGCGCAACAGGTAGTAAATTTTTGTTTACCAAGATTGAGAAAGTGCGATTAATCAGCTTGTCGAGTAACTCAGAATCAAGACGCTGGAGAACAGGCCCTAATTGCAATAGCTTCTCTTCACGCATTTCAACAACGGCTTCAATCGGCATAGAGCGCGTATTCACCATTTGCATCATGCGGAATAAATCAACAAAGTAAGCGGTATCAATCAGTTGACGGGTATCTTGAACATCTTCAAGTAGTGCTTTCAATGCTACGGGTTGAACATCAAAAATCGTTTGAATTTTATTAGCGGGATTTGCTTCATCAAGATAGTTAATGCCTCCGGGTATGGTATTTACCCGTTGGTTTTTTAATGATGCAGGTACTTGTAAAGGTGGATTGGTCAGCTTATCAATCATCTGCGCTTTACGTTTTTGCATTAATTGAAGTGCTTTAGTACCACCTAACGCAAACATACCAGGGCAAGATGAACCGTAAACATCTTCACCATTCACTTCCCAACGTGGCGCCATAATAGGAAATTCATCATAGCCAGATTCACGTAACACTTTCTCGTTATCACCCACCACTTCAAGATAAACGGATTTAAAAGGCTTATGCTTCGCCTCTAACTTTCCTGTTTGTCGTTCAAGGTTTGGATATACGGCATGAACCACTTCAATCCATTGGCTGTACTGTCTTGAATTCCACATTGATTTAACAGTATCGCTGACACTATCAGTCCCGAACTCCATCACCAACTGGCGAACGGTCATCGTAAATTTTCGATAGCAAACATCAACACTTAGGCTTGGGCTATTCGCAATGTAATAACTGCCAAGGGGGAAATGAACAGTGCGAATAATACGCTGACTATCTTCAACAACCGCCATTGCAGCAGTGCCGAAAGTACCTAAATCACCATACATCAACGGTAATGATTGATAGAGATTAGAACGATTGAAAACTTCGTTCATGCGTTGTTCGGTGGTTTCTAGCCAAAGTTTTACAGGACCATAATCCATTAAATCAGGATCAGGTGTCGCTAAACGAAACCAAGGACGAGCAGGACTTGTAATACCCGACATCATTCCACTGGAAAGCACCGATGAAGCTAAAGATGCTGTAGGGTCAATGATCTTACTATTACGGCGATCACCTCGATTAACATCAGACGCAGTAAAGCGCGTACTACGAGGACGAGTGAAATCTGACAATTCACGCCAATGCGGTTCAAATGAGCTACGCTCTGTTTCCAACTGATTAAGTTGTTGCAGTAGCTGTTCTTTCAATGGCGTTGACATAGTCACCCCTTATTGACCAAGTAAGGTTTTACCGCTGGTGGATGCTGAACTTGTCGCACCCTGCGCACCTGTTAGTAACGTAGACTTACGACCTGCGGCTGCACGGCGACGACGCATTTCATCATCACGACTACCCGTTACTGCCGCATCTTGTTCTTGAGGTGCTGCCTGAACTGGTGGAGGAGTAGTAATTTTTGGAGTTGAGCCTAATCCGCACATAATTCACCCATAGATTAAATTAACCAATATTGCATATTAAATTAATAATACATGCTATTTGACAATATTAAAAATTATAACTACCATTTTGGTTATGCAATGCCACTGCATTTTTTCTCGGTATTGTTACCACGACAGCGTGCTTTACCTTAGGACTGTTTGCCCTCTACTCCAGAGGGCTTTTTTTATGCGAATGGATCATAATCTGAATTGCTAACATTAACGCCAGAATGAGGTGAGGAGTAATTTCTATCTATTTTGGTGACTGGATAGGCAAATGTCAGTGATAGTGCATCACCTTTACCCGGTGAACGACCAAGACGTTTTTTAATTTCTGTTTTATCTTCTAGTACAATCTTGCTATCAATAACACGAACCTTGTATTCACCACATGACAAATCATCTGCGGTTTCCTGATCATCAATAGCCCCACCAATTTTTAGCCATGTCTTAACGCTGTTATACATTTCACCGCGTTTGTTCAGCATTTGTGGATCTGTTGATGCACCACCAAACTTAACTAAACGCCACACGCGCCCCCAACTTGTTCCAATAGAGTGAATACCGGTACCGTAGCCAAAGTCGATATGAACAGCGTCAGCCTTGTATTGATCTTCAAAGTCAGCAATACGCTTTGCCATAACAACATCGTCAGTTGTTTTAAAGCCCGTCCATAAACACTTACTGAATAAACCTTGGCGCAGATAAATGACTGCATCATCAATACCAGAATAGGCAGGGTCAACACCAATAATTACAGGCGCGTGCGCAACTTCTGCCTGTGTGACAATGCGCTTCATGGCTTCATCAGTTAAGCCTGTTGGAATAAACTGCAACTCTGATGCTGACGGGAACACACCACGAACACGGACTTTAAAGAAGTCGCTATCTTCGCCGTAGTCCTCTTCCCAATTTTTAATCTGCTCTTTGTTGCTACCTTCAACGGTACGACTATCAATCTGCTTGGTGTTCCAACGATGTTTAAACTTACGAAAACACTCACGAAAACGCCCTGTATTACGTGTTGGGTTACCAAATGCTATCCAAATGATTTCTGTGCCTTCATCCGTTAACGCCCCTTCTGCCACTTCCCATACCAGATCGGCAATGTTAGACGCTTCATCAAACACCAAGATAATACGCTTGCCTTTATTGTGAAGCCCTGCGAATGCCTCTGTATTGTTCTCTGACCACGGTACCGCATCAGCACGCCAAGCATTAGCGTGATTAGGATCGTTTGAGTAGATAGCTGTCTTAGTGCAAGTAAACCAATTATTAGTCAGTGATAGGCGTTGCCACTTCGCTATTTCTGGCCACGTTTTAGTACGTAGCTGATTTTCGGTGTTAGCCGTGACGACAACCTTACAATCTTCGCAGGTATCCATACCCCACTTGATGATCATTGAAATAAATGCAGATTTGCCGATACCATGCCCAGAAGCACGGGCAAGTAATAATGGCTGGTGGCGTGTCTTTTGATTACGTAGATGTTCACCGATTTCATTTAATGCTTCGGCTTGCCACTGACGAGGGCCATTGTATTCTTCAAGCTCTCCACCAGCTTCACCCCACGGAAATGCGTAATACGCATAACCTAATGGATCATGCGTAAATGATGCAATATCTTCAATGAGTTGTTCTTCTGGTGACTTCTGCAAAGCTTCTGACATTACTCAATGCTCCCTTGCTGAGCACGTTTACGAGCAGATGCCAACTTATCAGCAAGCGATACGTTTACATCAACCTGTACGCGGTCACGGAAAGCGTTCACATCGACGTGTTTGCCCACCAGCTCCAATACGCGTAGCTTATCCAGTAATTTCACTTTTTTGACGGTCACATTCTCATCAACAACCGCAATTTCAAATGAAGCAATACTTTTCCGCCACACAGTAGGCCAATCCTTGATAGGTTTGATATCGCCATTGTCATTGAGAATATCGGCAATATCTGCATCAAGCATATCAACCAAACGCTTAAGTACATTGTCTGCGCTCATCTTGGTTCGCTTATTACGCTGTTGCATAAGTTGTGCGATACGCTCTTGAATACGTGGATCAGCCATTAACTGTGATGCGCGCTTGCAAGCACTGCCAGAAGCATATCCAGCAGAGATTGCAGCATCAGTTTGATTATCGGGAGATTTGATATATTCCTGACAGAAGCGTTCCATCTTGTCGTTGATAGGCGTTGGCTGTCGTGCAGGTTTCTTTCTTGGTCTTTTGATAGTCATAATCATCACCTCTTTGGTTATTATGACCACCAGAAAGTTAAACTTCAAATCATTAAATATTAACTAGATTCCTAACGATTTTTTTGTACAGTATTCTAATACACCCATCGATTGCCTCTGATATTCAGTTATAAACACTTTTGAATCATTAAGGTATGTAATTAAATCACTGATTGGTGGATTCACTTTAATAAAGCTTTGTAGACTAATTAAAAATTTATCATTGTAATGTTCAATAGTATATCTAAGTTTTAACAACTCATTAATTAGCTCACTATCTATTTTAGATATCTCTAATAAATATTTATCAATTATTTTGCTGGAATGTTTTATAAAAATGAAACCATCTTTTATATCATTTTCTGTTTCATACTGTAAAAATGGCTCAGAACCAAGATTGTTATAATTAAAACTTAGTAACTTTTCATTCCATACAATGTTGCAAAAAGTAACGAATTTACTCATATGAATAATATTACTAGATACTTCATTTTGGATTAAATAGCACAATGATTGTAGCTGTTTTTTCTTACTAATTTCTTCTGCGTGTGCTGCATCCTGCTTTTGCTTTTCATACAGCTCAATTGATGTATCTATCGCTCTTTTAGCTGATTTTGTAGATTGATAGGTCAAATATAATGAGCCCATACCAACAACTAACGCTGTACCTGCAATCCAATCGAACGCCATAATGCCCTCAGATAAAATCAATTTTCCCTCATTCTACCTTCAACATCATTTCACGCCAGCCCTTTGTTACCCAACACTTAGCATCACCAGATAAACAGCATTGCTGAATGGGTAATTGTTCACCACAGCGACCACACTTACGTTTAGATACTTCCTCAGCTTGTCGCTTATATTCCGCATCATCTTTACGAATAAGCATCTGCAAGTATTCAACAACGTCATACGGCTCACGACCAGGCATACGCAGAACACAATTACGCTGTAACATCTCCAGCTCTTGATTATCCACCAGCAATTCAATCTTTGTTACGCCAAGTTCCTTTTGGCGTCTACGTTGTAATGCCTTACGTTCAGCGGGTGATTTAGCCATTAAGTGACACTCCAATCACAGTAACAACGACACACCAGAATACAGCGAATAAAATGTACTTAGTTAGCATTTATCAACTCCTCAGGTATCTCAACTTCGTTACCTATCCCAAGCATAACAACGGCTCTGCAAATAGCTTCTTGAGCAGTATTAGCAGTGGCATAATCACCCATTAAATGTGGCGGTGATGCATAGCAATAATTAACCCCGTCAACTTCCTCAAACATTAAATCAATCCAGTAGTTATTTATAAGCTCGCCACATTCACGCCAATCACTTGAATATTGCTTAACGAAAAAATCAATTCGTAGCCCGCCTTTAGGTGGAAATGTATAACCGCTCTCTAAATATCCAACTGGAGCTAATACCATCCCCTCATTTTTTCCATCAATATCAGGAGGTACTGGAATTAATTCATATCCACCAACTGCTAACGCTACTGCATAGTTAAGCGCTCTACCTTTTAGTTTTGAGGTTTTAATTTTCATCATTTTCCCTTCTCGCCAACCAAAACCATTGCTTCAGCGTCTGTTTCCCAAAAATGCCCTTTCTTATCAGTCAATTCATAATGGAGGCCTACATTCCTACGAATAGCTCGAACAAAATAACCGTAGCGATGAGGATTATCTTCACTTGCGTATTTATTTTGCATTAAGTCGCCAAAAACTGGTTTGCGTTCATTCATATAAAAATCCTCTTGCGTGACATGTCACGGTTGTTTGAGTTGTTGCATAAGCCTAATAGCATCAATTTCTTGGCTCATAATTTCTTCCCAAACTCATTCAACGATTAATTAACTCAGTCACGAACTTAACGCATGGTAATAAGTTCATGATTTTCTGTATTTTCAGGTAACGTTACCCCTATCTTTCCCTGCTCACCCCAAAGCTTTGACGCGCTGATATTCCACACCCTGCAATCTTCATCAAAGATGGCGTCCATAACCGCTTTAATCAGGTTATCGACATCAGGACGTTGCTGGTGGGGTTTACCATTCATCTCAATACGTTTTTTCTTGCTCCATGATTTAGGCATAGGGATAACAAACGTTAGGTGAGCACCGCTTTCCGGTAACGTAAAACGGTTAGCTCTCATCTCGTCACAAAAAGCGTGGTACTTAACGACAACGGGTCTTTTCTTCCATGCGTCACGCTGTGTCATACGTGGCTTTGATACAGGATTGATATAATAAATTTGCTGTTTCATGCACGTACCGCCACCAGCATTGCGTTCATACGGTTATGAATATCAGCAATCTTTCCATGCTGTAACGGTGGTAAGCTCTTTCTGACGTAGGTTAGAGAACCTTTCTGACAAATAACATGCTTATCCGTAGGTTTTGCTGGCTTCTTGGTCATTAGAGAGGCTTCTTTTTTGATATCTAAATCACGTAGACGCTCCATGTAATCAGGCGCTAGCGTGTATACATACCCAATGCCAACTACCGCTTTGCGTTCTACAACAGAGCTTTCAATCAATTTAATCAGTGCATAATTGGTTGTTGAGCGGTTCTTCTTTCCCTTGAGATCAGAAGCAATTGCCGTTATCTCGTTAACTGACAATGGTTTTTTATTGTCACGTAAAATATCAACAACTAAATCCTGCATAAATTTCATGTACGATAACCCTTAAGAGATTAATCATTATGGTTAATATATCCAATTTGGTTATGTTTTCAAGCGTAAAAAAACAGAGTTTTTAATTAAACTCATACCTACTTAAAACGCTCTCAAATCTTCTATACGCTGTTTTCACTACTCAGACATCCAATCGCATACCTACAATAAATAAAACTCACCAGTGTTTATTACGCTAAGGATTTTGATATCCAATAAACCTCATGCCGATTTATGTTTACGTTTTTCAGCATTTTCTAATAAATCCATCCATGCAGGCCTTGGTCTGGTTTTATCTTCAAGTCTTAACGTGGGTTTAGGTATTACCTCTCCTCGTTGCACTCGCTCAGACCACATACGGATCATTTTATTTAATCGCTTCTCAACCTCCGCTTCTGTCAGCCTAAGGTCATATACCTTTTGCCTAAGGTCAGTGAAGATCCAATACTGCACCGGATGCCTAAAGGGGTACATCTCAGCACTATGGTAATTACATCGCCTGGCTAGGTATTTATTGAAATCTCTCAGCATTTCATCAAATGGAATTCCAAAAGTATTAGCGTCTACCAACTTGTCAGAAAGCATTGAAATAACATCAGATAACTCTGGTGGCCACGGATTACCATTGCTACAACGCTCAATGCAGAATTTAAATATCAAATCGAATTGATCGCTATTCAATCCGCTGAGTGCTCGTTTCCACATCAATGAGGGTTCCGTCCCGTTCTTGTTTGTCCATTTCTCCCCATAGAACTCCGTCATTTGTAGCCAAAGAGTCGAGATACTCTTGCCCATGTTTTTCTCTGATCTTATGTTCCACGAGTTGTACGGCTCTTGATTTGCCACTGTTTGGATCGAATTTAAATTCTGATTTGCCATTATTATTTACTCCAGTATTGCTATTATTCGCTTTAGCACGTTGGAATTTAATACTTTTTGCCAATGCCATTTCCCATTGTTCGTGATGTTTAGCTTTCCCCTCGGCTTTCCAGTACGTAATAAATTCGGCAAGTTCAGTTTGTTTAACTGGATCTGTTAGTGCATGTCCCCAAAAAGCAGATTTACGTAAAAAATCGCTATCAGGTTCCCATTCATCAAACATCACAAATTTACCGTCAACGCTAAAACCACCAGCAGGAACTCTGTCATTTAAAATAGCATTATCCACATCAGGCAAATTTCCTTCGCGCGCGTTACAGAGAGTTGTTTTAATACTTCCTTTCCCTTCCTTTCCTAAAGGTAGTCCTACCGTATCACTACCGTAGTCATATGGTAGTAGATTCATCTCTTTGATTTTACTTGGCGTTTTCTTGTTTACGACTTGATGTTTTGTGAAATTATTTATTAATCCAAAGTGCTTCCCATTTTGGGCAGAAAATAAGCTGATATAGCCACAGTTGGAAAGCTCCTGTAGTAGTACCGGAATACTACTGGAGGTTTCACGTATTGGAAAAATAGCCGCTTTTATTAGCTTCGGATTAGCATTGAAATAGCCTTCATCATCAGCGTAATTTAATAGCCCTATCGCCAATAAACACGCTGACTCAGATATTTCAGCCATATCCTCATCAGTCCAAAATGTTGGCTTAATAGTCCTGATACGGGCCATATCACCCCCTGATATTGTCTTCATAAGCAATATTTCTATTACGAGCCATCTTTAATAATCGGCTGACTTCTTTTCTGTAGTTGGATGAATTAATTGCGGAACATTCAACACAAACACCATTACTGGTAAAACGCTCAGAATCATGACCATGTCTACATAATTTTCCCGTATAGAAACGACTTAGACCATTTTCAATGGCTTGCTTTCTAGTCACAATTTTCATCATCACCTCTTTTTCTATGATTAGTTAGCAATAAGATTATCCATTATTTTAAAATAAATCAACCTAAAAAGATTTATTGGTTATCAATAAAAAATTAAGGACCACCGAAGTGATCCTTATCTATAAACAGCCTTTGAATTATTATCGAATAAAGAAGTTGATTAATTGCTCTCTGGTTGCATCTGCACCGAACTCAACACAAATATCATATAACTTATTGAGTTTACTTAATGACGGTTTGCGTTTTGCATAGCGTAGCTGATGTGATAGATACAATTGGCTATATCCCGTTCTTTGAGAGAATGCTTCTCTTTGCTTAATCGTTAAGCTATTCCAAAATTTTTTAAAGTCGAAAACTTCCATAATTTCACCAATTTGATTAACCAATAAATAATAGTAACCGTTTAGGTACTTTACCAAAAGGGTTATTTGTTTGTTTAATACACCATAACTTAATCAAATTTGTATAAAGAATAGACACCAAAGGACTTGGAGAAATGAAAAGCATTGCTGAAATTAGAAAAGATAACCTGATTTATATTATTGAACGCTACTACAACGGCAAACAAAAATTACTGGCTGATGCGTTAGGCGTAGCACCAAGTATGATCTCTCGTTACCTATCACCAAAAGATTTAAAAAGTCATCGTGAACTCACCGATCCAATGTCACGCAAAATTGAATATGTGACTAGAATTAGCAAATATTGGATGGATGTAGACCACTTAAAAGAAGGTCATGCGGAGTCAGAAAAAGAAGAATATATTCCGACTGAAATTGGCAAGATACTCTCAGATAACATCACAACATTCATGTTAAATGATGGAATAAAATCAAGAGTTAAGCTTTCTGTCGATTCAGGGCTTGCACAATCAACGGTTAACCGCATTATCAATTGTGAAGCCAGCGCCACCGCTGAAAGCATTGATGCTATTGCAAAAGCAATGGGTCGCCAAGCCTATGAATTACTAATCCCTAAAAATGATAAAGGCACTATTAACTATGATAGAAGAGCCTATTCAAAACTTCCCGCCAGCGAACAAGCTGCTATTGAAAACTTCATTGAATTTATCATTAATAAAAACCAGCCTATCTCCCACGACTAACCCTCTCCATTAAAAAGAAGTCATATCTTGGCTTCTTTTTACTCTTAATAAATCATTAAATTTCATAGTGATAAAAACAAACATAACCACATTGGTGATTTATTTGTTTTTCATGGTTGACAATGGTTAATTTATGGTTATGATTAAAAACATAAGTTAACCAATACGGTTAATTTGCTCTTTAACAATATGGATAAAAGAGACTGATTTTTTAATGCGCTCAGACATAACCAATTTGGTGATTAGTCATGATCTTTTATATCAAAGACGGTAAGCATGTATTTACCTTATCTGGCTTAAATGAGTCACAGTCATTTGACAATTTTAAAGCCGGTATTGAGTGGGCTTATGTAAGAAAGCTCGCATTACAAACAGAACAATTAGTAGGTAAACAAAATGTCAGACACTAAGCACTTAAATGTGTTGATTGCAAAAGCTCTTTTACTTAACCAAGATATTAGTGATAGCGAACAAGTAGATGCGCTAACAGCTCATATCAATGGTGATATTGAAAAAGAAGAGTTTAAGCAATATGACCACTTTATTAATATCACGCTACTTGCACTTTCATTGGTTCCTAATATCAGCAGTGAACTCAGTGAAGAGCAAATCGTTAACGCTATTATGTCATTTATTGATAACCCTGATATGCGTAGCGTTCGTCATAGAGTTAATCACTTTAACTCATTAATAAATCCAAAAACCACCTCAAATGAGGTAGAAAAAAAGGAAGTACCTCAGGAAGAGGTGATTTTTAACGCCAGTAAAGATAACCAAAATGGTCAATCAAAGGAAACGGAAGATATTCAAAAGGAAGAAAATGACCAACCTGCTTATTTTGAACCTGGTCGTTATCCCGATATTCCTAACGAGGTGTATCACAGTTCAAACGGCATCAGTAGTTCAATGCTAAAAGATGCTCGTATTAGTTTAATGTATTACGAGTTACGCCATGTAACAAAAGTTATTGAGCGTGAAAATAAGCGTTGTTTCGATTTAGGTAGTGCGTTTCACACGTTAACAATGGAACCTGAAAAGTTTGATGCTGAATTCAGTGTTAAGCCAATTATTCCAGAAGGTGCCTTTACAACAACGGAAACAATGAAGTCATGGATTGACGAATACAACAATAAGTTGCCTAAAAAGCTCTCACAAGATGAGTTAAAAGCAATTATTGAAGAACATAATGCCACTCTGACACCGCAACTTTCCACCAGCGGAAAAGCCGAAGAGCTAGGTCAGATATACATGCAGTTACCCGATGAATTTAAAGCCATTCCAGAGGATGGGAAATTCACAGGTGCAGCAATGAAAGCCTGTATCAAAGCCTATAACGATACTTTGCCAACACCATTGAAAACCTCAGGTAATACAGACGCATTACTTGAGCAGATAAACGGCATCAGTCCCGAATTATATTTGGCAGAAGTAAGTAAGCCTGAGCCACTTAGAAAACCCGTCAAAAAAGATGATCTCATGCAGGTCATTAAAGAAGTGAACCCTGATGCTGTATTTGAAGATGAAATCATTAGCCAGTGGCTTAGTGACGATTCGAAAATTCATGTTCAAACCGTTGACTATGAAATGGCAAATAACATGCGTAACGCTGTTATGAACCACAAAGAAGCATCCAGTTTATTAAATCACCCTAACCGTGTATCAGAAGTAAGTTACTACGGCATTGATGAAGATACCGGTCTTGAAATTCGTGTTCGTCCTGATATCGAAATTCAAACAGAAAATAACCGATTAGGTTTTGACCTCAAATCAGTAGCTCTGGGTCGATTTAAACAAGATGCCATTGAAGCCATGATCCGCAGAGAAATCATTAATCGTGATTATCACATCAGTGCAGCTATGTATTGTGATGTGGCAATGCTTGATCAGTTCTTCTGGATATTTGTTAACAAAGACGAGCATTACCACTGGGTCGCTATCGTTGAAGCCTCTCCTGAATTACTTGAACTAGGTCGCGCAGAGTACAAAAAGACATTGCGAGATATCCGTGAAGCTATGGATACAGGATATTGGCCAGCGCCTATCACCACTACTCTCACTATCGGTATCACTGACTTTGAGCAGAGAAAGTTAGAAGAACTGCAAAACGAAGTCGCTTAATAAAACTGCGCTTGAACAATCAGGCGCACGCTTGGAGTAAATATTATGTCAGAAGTAGCAACTCTCGAAAGAAACCAATCAGTAATGAATAACACATCATTACTTTTTAATCCTGAATCATTAGACCGTATTGTTAAATTTGCTGAGCTAATGGCATCAGGTACAGCAACGGTGCCAAGACATCTGCAAGGTAAACCATCTGATTGTCTTGCTATCACAATGCAGTCTGCACGCTGGGGAATGGATCCTTTCGTTGTCGGTCAAAAAACACATGTCATCAATGGTGTGCTTGGTTATGAAGCCCAATTAGTAAATGCAGTTATTACCAGTTCAAATGCTGTTGTAGGTCGGTTCCATTACAAATACGGTGGCGACTGGGAAAAGATTGTAGGCATGAAAGATAAACGTGATGAATCGGGTTTATTTATTGAAGTCGGTGCAATTTTAAGAGGTGAAGAAGAAATTACATGGGGTGAGCCTGTTTACCTTGCTGATGTACAGACGAGAAACTCACCACTTTGGAAAACAATGCCTAAGCAACAAATCGCGTATCTGGCTGTAAAATATTGGGCCCGTCTTTATTGCCCTGAAGTTATCCTAGGTGTGTATACGCCAGAAGAACTTGAAGATCGCCCGATTAAAGACATCACCCCACACAAAGAACGAGTCAGCATTAATGAAATTACCACTCAGCAACAACAAAATAATCCTGAACCGGTAAAAGAGACTCAAGGCGAGTTTATACCTAAGTTCGATGCTGAAACCTTTAGATTAGCTATTGATGATGTTCAAACTGTCGAAGAAGCTAAAAATATTCGTGCAGAAATTGAGAACTTAAAAAATGAAATGGGGATCAACCTGTTTGCTGAATTAAAAAATAAAGCAGTACAGGCATACCATCGTATTGATGCACGTAATGCCCTAGAAGCTTCTATTAACTCACTTCCTGAATCTGGCTCACCTGAAGCTACCGAAGCATTTGAAAAAGTAGACAAGCTACTTAAATCAAGCAAAAGAAAACTTGGTGATGAATTATACGAATCTTTCTCTATCACACTTAATGATATGCGCCCTGAATACCAGTGATCCTATTTAATGCGGAGCTGTATCGCTCCGCAGGAGTTTAAATATGAATATTAAATTACCTATCAAACCTATTCGTATGCCTGATGTTTTAAAAAAAACAGGGCTTTCTCGCTCAACTATTCGCACCTTAGAGAAGAAAGGTGATTTCCCAAAGCGTATGTACTTATCTGTGCGCTGTGTTGCTTGGGAAGCTGAAGAAGTTGATGAGTGGTTGAAAAAACGTTCTCAATCAAGAGAAACACCTAAGTGTTACACCGAACGTAAACGCAATGAAGCAGGGCAGTTTGTGAGTAACGTCTAATAACCCTACCCGTTTAACCAAAGGATATAACCATGAAAACACCAAACAAATTGCAAAATTTCATTTATTACTTAACTAAAGATGCCGCCAGAGATTCATTTGAAGAATGGCTAGAAGAAAATGAAATTAGCGATGATGAATACGAAGAAATAAAAGAATGGTTCAAGCAATTTGATATTAAGCCATACGTTTAATTACAGGAACTCATCGCAGGGATGCAATGAAGATGAATGAATATGAGTAAACAGATGGTTTTAGTTGCAAGAACAAATAAGGTTGGCTCTGACTCTGAATGTGGGCTGAGTATTACTGAGGATGAATGGGATAAATTAAGCGAAGAAGAACAAAAGCAGATTATTGGCGAGTTCATGGGTAATGTTTGTGAATGGTGGGTGCAAGCAGAAGATTAAGGAGGCATTTTGACAGTGGATTAGTCACATGGATGTGAGTATGATTTCAGTTTTCATTTTTGTTAAGGCTAGGATATGAAGCGGAATATAGATGATTTCAATGGAATGAAAGATTTTATTATTAGTATTGTTGGGGTTGTTGCTTGGTTTCTAATTGGGTTCATTATTATTGTTGGTTATTTCACTTTGGAAACTAAAGGTGAAAGCGTTATGCTAAACTATATTTCTACTTTTTTTACAACTTTATCAGGTATGGGTATTGTAGTCGGTTTTATAGTATATGCATTGCAAAAAAATGATAAAAAAAAGGAATTAAAACAAAACTTTGATCATTACTGTAATGTCATTTCTGAAGAAAAAGAAAAAATAATAGAATTTTATATAAAACTGAGAGACATAGAAAAAGACATAAAGGATGATAAATTAGAGAATGTTTCTCTTCGATTTAGAAAAGATGCCTATACTTTTATAATAAAAAAATCAAACAATAAAGATAAAAAAATGTATTCATTTTTTATAAATTCAACAATCATTCAAATGATGAGCCAAACTTGCAATGATTCATTAAAAATTAGTTATGATCTCTATTTACCACTCAAGAGATTAATCGATGAAACTATAATTCTGGAAAGAAGATTATATGCTCTATTCTTACAATATGATTCAACCAATGGGATAAAAAACAAAGTGCAAGACGAAAGAATTAATAGAATATTAAAATTTGAACTATTCACAAAAAGAAAGAGAAAATTAAAAAATATTAAAAAGATAAAAACCCCTACCCTGCACTAGCAGGGTTTTTTATACCTAAAATTCAGAGGAAACAATGAAGCCAATACGTGATATGTATTGTGACTCTCGTATGTTTATTTTGATAAACAAGATGAGCGTGTTATATTTAATTACGTTAGAACAGAAGAACATATTTTATATGATGGGGAAATTCTAAGAATAACACCTGATGTTAATTCTGATTAAAAAAACTCCCTTTCTCTACATATAGAGAAAGCCAGAAATCTGGCCGATTAGTGCATGTTGTTGACTTAGCTGAATGGATAGATAAAAACGAGAATTAGCCAAATCAAAATTAAATTAATTACAATAAATCACATGTGGTTGCATAACCTATACAGCCACATGTAGCATTAAGCTCCAATAATTCTCATCATAGCTTCTTTATAATCATCTAAGAGTTTCGATTTTTTTATTTTATTTTCTGGAACTCCAAGTAATTCACATATTTTATAAACACTAGAAGTAAATGGCTCTCCTACATAAGGAGATATATATATTTCTTCGATTAAAGTCGATACATCAATATCAAGAAAAAAAGGAATTGGCTCATATGTATCCCAATTTTCAGGTTGAGGAACTAGATAAAGTCTAACTTCATTTTCATGTTCATATTCTTTACGTTTCAATAATGGAGAAGTGGAACCATCTACTAAGCAATCCTCAGGTTTTAAATTCGAGTCAAAAAAATTAAGATATTTTACTTTACCTATTCTTAAGTTAACTTTATGATTTTTTTTTAAAGAATTAGCCAATGAACCAACATTAGTTTTAATAGCAATTCCTTTTCCACTATCAGAATATAAGTTCCACATTGCCTCAGATTCAAAATCATTTTGATACCAGCAACTGACGCAAGATGATTTCATTATCTTATAATACATGGAACTAGCTCTTTCTTTACCTTCTTTAGATACATCTTCTATTAATTTTATTTCTTTGTCAGTACAATTTGATTGATTAAGTTGTTCGATTATTACACGAAGCCCTTCATCAAAAGTAGTGTTCATTATTTTCTGACATGTTTCTAAAGCAATTTTTGGAGCATAGCCTTCAAATGGATCTGTTTTCTGAAAGGAAGAAAGTGGTGCAAGAAAGAGCTGGTTTTTACTTAAAAGGTCTATTAACTTATCAATAGACATATATCTCCATAGAATCATTTCACTGCTCAAACTTTTACTAACGTCAATACTCATCAGCCTTTTCCCTTAATCTTACATGCATAATAGTTATCATTATAATATTAAAGTTTCTAATATTTACCAGCACTATGCTTTATTGCATCATGATTATGCTCAAGTATCTAAAAAAACACTATGCCATAAAAAAACAACTTATTGATTTAAAATAAATTTTAAAAACACAGGAGAAAGAATAAATAAAAAATCGTCTTGAACAGTTGTACGGTGATGTAAGTCGCATTGAGCTATTCGCTCGTAACATGTCACAAGGTTGGGATGCATGGGGCAATCAATGTCCTAACAACAGTATCGAACTTATCAACTCTCATTTTATTTGTAAGGAATAAATATGCCTGATATCGCAGATGATGCTAATGACTTAACGGATCTACAAATCAACACCGCATTAGCAAACAGAGAGCCACCAGCAAAAAGCTTAACTGGGTTTTGTATCTGGTGTCGTGAAGAGCCTGTAACAGAGAACAGCGCTTACTGTTCTAAAGAGTGTGGTGATGATCATGCTCAGTACAAAAGGAAAAACGGCTAATGATTATTGTACTCACGTTATTGGCTGTGTACTTATGGCTTGCTGGATACCTATTTTCAGAGTCTAAGCACGAAAGCGATAATATAAAAGATATTGTGGCCAGACTGTTTTACTCCACAATCTGGCCTATTGTTGGTGTGCTTTACCTATCGTCACTACTTGCTTATAAAACACTTGGCGAAGAATGACTGAGCGTTAATCTTTCTCTTTTATCCATTCATCCACCATATCCGCCCACTCTTGTAACATCTTCCTGCGCTGTTCAGCATATTCAGCTTTGTTGTAAACGGCTCTAACGCCATTTTGAACGTGTGCTAAACATTTCTCTATCCAATCTGAGTTATAACCGGCTTCGTGCAATAGCGTGCTTGCTGTGCGTCGTAAATCGTGAACAGTAACCGGTTCGAATTCAATACCTTTTTCATTGATACGTTTTACGGTTCCATCAATCACGTTATTCAATGCAGCATTAGAAAGTGACTTTTTAATATCATATCGACCAGGCATTAAGTAATCGCTTCCCATAGCACAAACTTTCATACCGGTTAAGATATCCATTGCTTGGTCAGAGAGATAAATAACGTGCTCTTTTCTCCCCTTCATTCGCCCTTTAGGGATCACCCATTGTCTATTTTTAAAGTCTATTTCATCCCATGTAGCATGAATAAATTCAGACTTTCTAACTAATGTCAGCAAGACAAATTTAACGGCCAATTTTAAGGTTGGATAACAACTATAGTTTTCTAGTTCACGAAATAAGATACCAATTTCTTTCGGCGACATTGCCCTTTCGCGCGCTTGAAAAGTCCCTATCGAAGATGCCTTTATTGCATCTGCTGGGTTACTAATTTCATAACCTCTATCTATGGCATAAGTAAAAACGGATCCAACAATCTCACGTACTTGTAATGCGGTCGCTTTTGCGCCCCTATCCTTTATCTTTTCACACAATGCTCTAAGCCGTGGTGTGGTGATCTCTTCTAGTTGAAGCTTACCGAATACGGGATAGATTTCTTTTTCAATAATTGATTCTTTCATGGCCTTTGTAGAGTCGGCATATTGAGCATCACGAAGGAAATTGACGGTATAGTCTTTGAATACCGTCCCTATTTTTTTACTCTCAATACCGTCACGTTTCTTTGAAGCTGGCGATATACCTACGTTTAGTAGCCTTTTTGCTTCAATTAATTCGGCTCTTGCTTCTGCAAGCGTGATACCGTCAGCACTGTATCGACCAAAAGTAACCGTTTCTCTCCTTCCATTAAAACGATAATCATATCTAAATGAAATAACACCACTTTTTGTCACTGCAACGTATAAACCATCTCGATCAGACACTTTATAAAGCTTGTCTTGTGGCTTTAAACTTCTTAGTTTTGTATCGGTCAGCAT